TTATGAAGCGACAGATATTCTTGTATGTTTATTGATTGTTTCCCAGATTCGAACGTACGCCTTTCGATTTTCTTCTTTAAAGTCAATCCCGGTATCGTCGATAAATATTTCATGCGCCAGAACCACATAATCGGTATTCTGTACATAGATAGATAACTCCGATCTTTCCGGCCGGGAAGAGACAGATATTATAATGTCACTCTTTGCGATCAGTTTCTCGATCATGATTCGCTGGATTCCTTTTAATACATCTAATGTTGTCATAATATTAATCTCCATTATATCTATTGTTAGCATAGTAATTTGTCAGTGTGTTAGCCATGAAAGCCATAGAACAAGTACCAACATTGCGTTTAGCATCCCGGCTTTCGCATTGCTTCTTATTCAAGTTGAAAAGCTGGTACATCTTCATCGCCTTGTCATAGGAACTTCTTTCGTCCTTCCAAGCCTCTTTTAGGCATTCGCTGAACGTCAATACATGATTGCGGTACTTCTTGCCAGCCTTGAACATTGACCAAGCTGATTTCATTACTCTACTTTTGTTATACTTCGGTGCTTCCATTGTCTTGTTGTCTTATTATTATGATGCAAATGTAAAGTATGTGCTATTCATTTACAAGCGTTGCGATAATTAAATGCTATTCTTTAACTTTAATTATGAATAGTATATGCTTTACACTTGAATAAGCGTTGTATTTTTGTCAAAAATCAATGATTAATTATGAGTCATAGAATTAAAGAACTGATAAAGGAAAAAGGATATACGCAGCAAGAATTTGCTGATAAATTGGGTATAACAAGGGTTGGACTATCTCAGTTAATTAATGGAAAACCTTCATATCCTACTCTTGAAAAAATAGCAACGGCTTTAAATGTTCCTATGTGGCAGTTATTCGCCTCTTCAGAAGAAGTTCACCCAAAAAGTGACTCTTTATCCCTTACCTGTCCTCACTGTGGCAAGGATATTAGCATAAAAGTTGAATAGTATATTGTTAAAAATATAGTAATATTAGCCTTTGTTCGATTTAACTAATACCTTTGCACTCAAACATAAAACCAAAAAAAATGAACAAAATACAATTTGCCATCTACTTGATGGCTTTATTGCTTTGCGCCTGCTCGGAAGACGAACCAGTGGTTACCGGTATATCCTTAGATAAATCAGAACTTACATTAAAAATAGGAGAAAGCTATCAATTCAAATTATCGCATATGCCTTTGAAGGCAAAATCGCCAAAATGTCAATGGTATTTATCTAAATATTATCCAAATTGTGAAGGTTGTGAAAGTTATGAAGTTGGAACGATAGATCAGAATGGCCTTTTTACTGCAATTAGAGATGGAGAGGTATATGTAACAGTGTTTACTTTGGAAGACTATGATCCTGTAACCTATAAGTCGTATGACGCAACATGTAAAGTTACAGTTTTGCCAATAGAAGCGACAAGCCTAACTCTAAACAAAACCGAAGAGATTATGAATATAGGAGAAACTATTTCTTTGGAGGCTAAAATAGAACCTGAAAATACTACACATAAGGATGTAAAGTGGGAATCAAATAATCCTAATATTGTTAGCGTAAGAAATGATGAAGTATTTGGAGGAAAAGCGGTAGTGACCGCATTGCAAGAAGGGGAGGCTATAATTACGGCTTCTGTTGGTTCTATTACAGCGACTTGTAAGATTACAGTTAATCCGACAAAACTTGAAGGCATATCTTTTGATCAGGCAGAAAAGACCGTGAAAGAAGGTGAGTCATTTGTTCTTACGCCTGTATTTACGCCAGAAAATGCAAGTAATAAAAAAGTCATTTGGACATCTTCTAACCAATCAATAGCAACAGTGGATCAAGAAGGAAAAGTTTCAACACATTCGTTCGGGGAATGTATTATTAAGGCTATATCCGAAGATGGAGGTTTTGAGGCTATATGTAAAGTAATAGTCTTGGAACCAACTATTGAAGAAGCAATAAAAGTCAATATATATGGATCATATACGTCTTTCAACGGGTTTGTAACAGGGGATATCACTGCTGCTTTCTACAATAATAGTAGTAAAACTGTAGAAGTTACCGATTTTACAGTGTACGACACAAGAACAAATAAGATCATATTCCAGCAAGAAAATTGTGGGCTTGCAGAGAAAGAAAAGCCTATCCGGTATAATCTGAAGTTTAGCGGAGTTTACAAACCTCTCTTCCTCTGGCACTACCACCACTCCGGCAAGTCCTACACCTGCGAATACAGGATGTAGGGGAGAAGGTGATTTGATAGGAAAATAGTATATTTGCATATCAAAATAAAATCTTCATGGAAGAGAACAAACAAGACATATTAAGGATTCATATAGAGAACTCACAGCCTGTTGAAGTCGCAGACTTTACAAAGACGATGAATGCCTTTGGAGCTTTGTTTGCGTCTTTTGCCCAGAAAAACGGGAAATCCAAAGAAGAGGCGAATGCCAAATTGTACGTAAGTAAAATCATTGAAGGTAGTATTGATATTCACCTTGTTGAATTGGCTACTATGGGTATTATCCCTTTTGTGGAAAATTCGAACTTGATTCTTGATTTTGCAAAACACATAAAAAGCATATACGATTATTATGTGAAGGGATCTTCCTTTAAGCCGGAGTTAACGCCTGCTGATCTAAGAAATGTGCATGACATGGTTTCGGTTCCAGCTAATGACAGAAATGGTGTTATGTCTGTTCAGGTCATACGTGGAAATGTTGACTCCATATTATATAGCGGGTGTACATTTAACTATATTGAGGGGAATGGCATACAAAACAAATCAGATTATGAACAAAAAGAAATAAGGTCTGTTTCCGACAATGGGGATGTATACAAGAAGCAATTAATGGCCATTTACCAAGTAAGGAAAGGAGAGGGTGTAGGGAATAAGGCTATAATCGATGCTATATCAAGCAAGGCTTTAGCTCTTTTATTCGATTCTAAGGTCTTAGAGGATGAGATTTTGAGGTATGAGATTAATCCTATAAAAAGTGCATACTATGTTGATGTCATGATCCTAACGGCACAAGGAAGGCCAGCCGCGTATAAGGTCATGGCTTTGCATGATATCATCAGCTTAGATGAATAAATTAGGTGTTTTTATTTCCATATTTTACTAATATGGAAGCTCAAACAATCTAACATGCCATAAAACATATGAGTAAAGTGTTAAATTTTTTGCCTATTTGGAATGAAAGAGCGAATTTTGCACTGTGAAAATGAATAAGGAGCCTCGTTAGGTAATCAACCCTGGCAGAGGCTTTGTTATATATGCAGTAGCAATGCCTAATATCAAACTAAAGTCAATTGAATATATGGAAGCGGCTCAAGAACTTATAAATAAGAGAATATACAATGCAAGTGTACATTGCTCTTATTATAGTAGATTGATGCAGATGAAATATATTTTAGCGCATCATAAGAGGCCTATTGATTACAATACTCAAAATGAAAAAAGGGAAAAAGGAAGTCATGAGTATATTATAACAGAGATTTCAAATCGAATAAGCAATAGGTCACAATCTTTAAGGATTGTACAATGCTTCAGAGCTTTAAAATCATTAAGAATTGACGCAGACTATAAAGATGTCCTTTTAAAAGCGGATGATAGTACACTCGCAAAACAGATGTCTGAAGGTTTGAAACAAAAGTTGAATGCACAATTTGGAAATATATATGAAGACAATAAAGAAACACATTGAACAATGGTTTTCCACGATGATTTGCAAATATCCGTGGATTAGATTTGTTTATGAGATATCAGATAATGGGTCTAAGCATCGTATTTGTGTGTATCCGAGCGAATTAATTAACAATAATGGAAATTATTGTAATGACGAGATTAATTTTGCTCTTTCTTTGGATAGGATATTTCCAAATAACGATATTTTGTTTAGCATAGAAAAGGAGCTTTTTTCTTGTTCTAAAAACGCAAAAGTTTATGATATCAATAATAATAGGGTTATTGATATGAGTACATCTGAAAACTTAAAGTATAAATCAAGTAAGGTATATAACAATAATATTTCAGATTATTGTTCATATGCTTTAGCTGCTTAAATCAAACATGTATGGGCGAAGTAAAAAAAGCAAAATTTTCTTTTGAGAAATATATAATAGAAGATGCTACTATCCATGTGTCAAACAAGAAAATGGATAAGACAATAAATTTCAACTTTGAACTTAAAGGATTAATTGATAAGGATCAAAAAATCTTCGAGTTGACATTGGAAACATCTATTAAAGATAAAGCAGAATCATTTCTTATAGAAATATCAGCGGTCGCAACATTTAAATATGTAGAAGATGAAAATGGTGATATTCCAATGCCGTTCCTTTTGCATAATGCTCCTGCTATTTTGTTCCCTTATATAAGAGCGTACATAGCAAATCTTTCGGCATTATCTGGAATACAAACAATATTGCTTCCAACTATAAATATGTCTGGGTTAGCAAAAGAATTGGAGCGGAATATTAAATATAAAGAAAAGAAGCCGGAATAACCTCCGGCTTTATTTTTATCCTCTTTCCTCCAACACCTTCTTAAGCCTCTGCAACCTCAGTATATCACTTGCAAAGGTCGGATTATCCCAATTCCTCTTAACCGATCTGACATGCACATCAATGTACTTGCTTAAATCAAATATATTCTCACACTCGCTTAACCGGATCTCGTTAAACGTCACTTGGTAGCTCTCAAACCAGGCTATTAGCTGTTTTAATTCTTCGCTCATGTTTTTTTTCGGGCAAAGATAACTACGAAAAGATATTTTATCAACAATGTATTGTTGATATGAGGATTAATTTGTAATTTTGTGCAAAGGCCTAATTTTAAAATAGTATTTTATGTCTTCACAGCAAGGCCCTTTTATACCCCAAAAGAAGCAAGTTGATGTGTTTTGTCCTATTCATGGCAACTGGATAGGGCATTATGATTATGGCAGTATTGGATCTTATTACTGCTGGTGCAAAAAGTGTAAAAAAGAAATCAAAATCGTAATGGGAAAATGAAACTTACAATCAAACAAGAAAACTTTTGTAACTATTACATAGAATGTGGCAACGCTTCGGAGGCTTATCGGAGGGCTTATTCGTGCGGTAAAATGTCAGATAAAACGATATGGGAAGTGTCTTCTAAATTGCTTAAAGACAACAAGGTTGCTACAAGGGTTAAAGAGTTACAAGATGAGCAAAAAGAACAATCTGATCTTACAAAAGATAGAATATTGGCAGAATTATCAAATATTGCATTCTCCTCTATAGCTCATCTGCATAACACATGGATAGAACGTAAGGACTTTGAGTCACTTACCGAAAAGCAAAAGTCTTCGATCAAAAGTATATCCACCAAAATATTAAAGAAAAATGTCGGAACTAATGAAGATCCCGAAATTATAGATGTGGAATATGTTAAGGTCGAATTATATGATAAGATTAAAGCTATAGAGCGTATTTGCAAGATGCTCGGATATGACGAACCAACCGTTTTGGATTTAAGAAATGCCCTTGTCCAGATTGATACTGGTATTGATTAATGTTCTATAATTTAAGATTTGCATTTGCTTTGTTAGAAAAATATCGGGGTTTATAATTTTATTTATGTTCTAAATTTTATATTTTGTGGATAAGAAGATAATAAGCTATAAGAGGTTCAATCCCAATTTTCATCATTTAAGAGTTGCTCTTAAGAATGATGACAATAGGTTTATATTCTTATTCGGAGGATCTTCTTCGGCTAAATCTTTTTCGATTTCGCAAGCTATTGTGTTGGAGTGTATTGAGAATGGATATAACACGATGGTGTTTAGAAAAACTGGAGCTACTATATCGGATAGTATATATAAGAGTATTCAGGAGGCTATAGGAGGCTTAAAACTTGGCGCATTCTTTAAGCCGGTAGAGGGGCAGATAAGGTGCTTTAATGGTTCATATATCACTTTCAAAGGCTTGGATGACCCCGAAAAAATAAAAGGCCTTGAAAGTTACCAATATGTATTCTGCGAAGAAATATCCGAATTTGATGAAAGTGACTTTAAGCAGATAAGGAAGCGCCTTAGAGGTAGGAAGGGACAAAAGATCATTGCTGCATTTAACCCCATATCCGAAGACCACTGGATTAAGAAGAATATATTTGAGCAGGAGAAATTGGTGGAAGTTGACAATCATCTTTACGGGAAATTAAAAGATAATCTAACAGGGAAGATATTAAAAAAAGAATATTCTGAAATCGCCCAGAAATGGACTAATTCCGCTAAGTTAATATTTAATCCTCGAACAAAAGAATACGATACACATAACCCTGATATAGTGATTATGCGGTCTACTTATCTTAATAATTTCTGGGTAGTAGGTTCTCCTGATGGGAGCTATGGTTTTTATGATGCCCAAGTGATAGCCGACTTTGAAAAAGATAAAGTAAATGATTACGCGTATTATCAAGTATACGCGCTGGGGGAATGGGGGACCGTTAAGACCGGAGGGGAGTTCTTCAGAAACTTCGAGATTGGCAAGCACGTCGGTCGTTTCGAGTACGATGAACGTTATCCTATCCATATAACTATAGACAACAATGTGCTACCATATATATCAATCGGATTTTGGCAAATTATTACGGGCGATGTAAATAGCGCAAGACAAGTTCATGAGATACCGGCAGAAGATCCTTTTAATACGGCTTCTAAAGCTTCTGAGGCAGCGGTGGAATACCTCGAGGATATTGGTTATAACGACAAGGTGTATCTATATGGGGATGTGTCGACAAAGAGCGGTAATACAATCGATGATGATAAACTCTCTTTTTTTGACAAATTTAAGGATGGTCTGGAAAAATCATTTGTTGTCGAAGAGAGGATGCCTAAAGCAAATCCATCTGTCGCGATGTCGGGAGAATTTATCAATGCCATTTATGTTGGCGCTATAAAAAGTATAGATATTAGAATAGATGAAAGTTGCAAGGTTTCGATAAATGACTACTCTCGTGTAAAGAAGGATGTGAACGGAGCAATCTTGAAACAGAGGGTTAAAAATAAAGATACAGGGCAGACATATGAGCAATACGGCCATTTTAGTGATACGAAGCGATATTTTATAACAGAGGCTTTCAATAAAGAGTATACGAAGTTTTCTCTTAGAAGAAGTAGAAATAAGATTTCTGATACCTCTATAAAGTATTATGACAAGTCAAAGGTCGACTTGTCTGAAGGATATGGCATGGTCGAAATCAACCCTTCCATCAATTCGCAATCTGTGTTTGTCAGGGTTATATTTAAAGATAACAAATGCTATGTCACAAGGGCAATGTTATCTGATACCATTATAGATGAGCTTGAGGTATCCTCGTTGATTGTTCCAGGTGATAGAGTTCAGGTGGAATGCGATCCTTCACTTGCGGCCTATGTCAAAAATTTAAAGGATCATGTCCAAGATGTTAGAGGCAGAAAGCCTTTCCATGATCCTCAAAAAAGGATATCTGCTCATATCGATTATATCCAGAACAACATATTCATCCCGAGTGATTATGATACGGATATTCTTTTTGAAGCGTTTATTGAAAACATCCTTGACTACAAGGATAAGAATAACATAGAAGCTATAAATTCATTAGCGGCATTATCAGAAAGGGTTAAGAGGGGCTTATATGTCGGATAGATTTTATTCTTAATTTGTTTGTTCATCTGAAAATAAGCACTATATTTGTAGCGTATAAAAGAAAATAAAGAGCCTAAGAGCCATTCTCAGTAGAAATACAGGGGATGGCTCTTTTTGTTTGTACAAAAATGAAATATCCTTTATTACAAAAACTTGCTTTTTGGAAATCTAACTGGAATAGCAGTTCGAAATCTTTTTCTATGGTAGGTAATGTGAATGCCGTAGAAAAAGATCAAGCAGGGAACATTTGGTATATAAATGCATTATCAAAAGGACTACAACAAATTATTGGTGGCAAATCTGACGTTTTTGATATGCTTAACCTTGCTGACAAAAGAAAGGCCTTAATAGCCTGCACTCCTTTTGCAACTGTTGTTGAGAGATGCGGTTCTATGTTTTCTAACGGGCGATTTTATGTGACGGATAAAGAGGATAATGAGCATTTGGATGGAGATAATAAATACAATAAGATAAGGACCTTGCTTAAACAGCCTAACCCAATTCAAAGTGGAAAGCAATTTAATAAGCAGGTTGAAATCACCCTCAAAACTTTTGGCTTTTGCCCTATTTATACATTTAGAGCTTTGAGATCTGAAATACCGGTTTCGATGTGGATTATTCCCCCTGAGCTTTTCCACGCTGAAGTAGATGCTAACATATGGAAGAAATCAAGATTAGAGGAAGTTATAAAAAAGGCATGGATTGAATGGGGGAGTGAGAATATCTATATAGAGAGTGATGAATATTTTGTTGTATCTGATGCGAGTGCTAATATTAATGTAACTGAAAAAGAGTTGTCTTATATCCATATAACAGACTCTCTTACTAGGCCGGTTAACAATTGGATTGCTCAAATGATTGCAAGAGGCACATTGATCGTTGATGGTGGTCCAAAAGGCGTATTGTGTAACGATGCCAATGGTGATGTATATGGGGATAATTCTCTTACCCCAGGAGAGATTGAAAAACTAAACGAAAGTTTTAAACGTAAATATGGTGTTGTAGGTAAACTTTTTTCAGTCCTTGTTACTACCGCAAATGTAAAATGGGTTCCAATTACGGGCAATTCGGAAGATTTAAAATTATATCAAGAAGATAAAGAGTGTCGCAATACCATCTGCAATTCATTAGGGATAAATCCTAATGTTTTGATATCAGATAGCACATACGACAATCAGAACGGGGCAAAACGAGATGCCTATCAAGACTTGATCATACCTGATTCTGAGAATTATTGCGAAGCCCTAACAAGGGCTATAGTAGGGGATGATGAGATAATTATAAGATTGGATTATTCTCATATATCCGTGCTCCAGGAAGATAAGAAAAGTGCTGCAAGTGCTTTATCTCTTGCTTCTAATGCGGTTCGTAATTTATACAATGATGGTATCATAACATTGTCCGAATCCAGGAAAGAAGTAGCTAATTATATAGATATAGATCCGGACAATCCTGAAGGTGACTTTAAACAAGAATCTCAATCAATAGAAAATAATATACATAATGGCACACAAATTGAAAACTAAGAAAAAAGAATCGATAGGAATGCAGTATAAGGCTTTTTCTTTTGAGACCAAAGATATAACGATCAATTCTGAGAGTCGCAGAATTTCTGGATATGCTGCTATTTTTGGGAACAAGGATAAAGCTGGCGATATCTTAATAAAAGGATGTTTCTCAAAAAGTATACAAGAAAGAGGGCCTCAAAGTAATGCAAATGATAAGATCATCCACCTATGGATGCATAACATGAATGAACCGGTAGGTAAAATTGTTACATTAATTGAGGATGATAAAGGATTATATTTTGAGGCAGATATTGATAAAATTGATTTAGGGGATAGAGAAATTACCCAGCTAGAATCTGGCACAATCAATCAATTTTCTATCGGCTATTCTTACGTTTGGGACAAAGTAGACTATGATTCGGAGAAAGATGCCTTTATTGTAAAAGAAGTCGTATTGTATGAAATATCTGCTGTTTCTATAGGTTGTAATGGAGAAACTTATTATACAGGTTTAAAAACTGTGGAAGAAGTAGAAGATAAAGTTATTGAACTACATAGCGAAATTGAAAATAGTTTGCAGGGATTATCCATTAAAAAGAAAACAGAAATATTGGGCTTATTCTCAAAGTTTAAGGCACTTATGCTAATCAAGCCGGAGGAAGATATGAAAAGTAGGCTTCGTTCACTTGCACAAGATCAAGCCGCCGTAAACCCAAAGAAAAGCTTATTCCATAATGTGAAATTTAAATAACAACTAAAAGAAGTAGAAAGATGAGAAAGTATTTAAGAGTACTGTTTCAAAACAGCATGAGAGGAAGAAAAGAAAGATTTAAACTTTCCTGTTCTTTATTTGCAATTATGGCATTGTCACTAATTGCGGTATTTACTCTTGCAGCTAATCCTGTGGCTGGTGGTGTGTTGTTGTCTGGTCTTGGTTTAATGGCTTTTATCGACGAATCTACGCTTGATGATGATCAGAAAAAGTTTTTCAAGGGGCTGGATGACAAACTGGAAGAGTTGAATGTGAAGTTTTTGAAAGACGAGCTAGGAAAACCGGAATATCTCAAGCAGATTAACGATTTGATAAATGAGTTCAAGCAATTGAATGAAAAGAACATGTCGGATAAGATTGATAAGAAAGACTTTGAAAACTTCAAGAAAGAGGTTTGTGAACAGCTTGTTAGAATCAAAGGAGCTATGGATAAAACCCCGTCTGGAGAATTTCGTTTAAAATCAATAGATGAGCAGATCCGGGAACAGGTGAAAGAATATATCACAAAAGATCAAAGCGGAAGAGAAATGGTGGACTTAAAGGCGGCTTGCAAATCTTCTCCTGGCTATAAAAAACAATTTAATCTTGTTGTTAAGGCTAATACGCCTATAACATCAACTGTGACGGCCGCATCCGGTGTGACGCTGAGTCCTGGAGTTGTATTTGATCCTACTATTTCCGCGCCGCCTATGGCTGAAAGCGAAATCAGACAATTCGCTAATGTCGCGACTATCAATGCTCGGACATTGGTATATACAGAGCTTAAGGATTCTACAGGAGATGCCGAATGGGTTCCTGAAGGCGGATTAAAGCCTTCAATGACTGCAACAATCAAGGAAGTTGTTGTTAATGCAGGGAAGGTGGCATTGACAGCTACGCTGACGGAAGAAACATTAACTGATCTTCCCCAGTTAGTGGCAGAGGTTCAAGCTGAAATTATTAATAAAATCGGTATTGAAGAGGAAAATGGGATTTTATATGGTTCTGGCTCTGATGGAGAAATAAAAGGTGTTTTCACAGATATCCCCGAATATTCATTAACCAGTATCAAGGTGGACAAACCGAACAACTTTGATGCTATTATAGCAGCTTATACACAAGTTGTTTCGACATCTAAAATGAATTATGCTCCAAATGTCGTCCGCGTTAATCCTATTGATTTGGCGAATATGAAGCTGACAAAAGATGCTAATGGCCAGTATCTCTTCCCGCCTTTTACATTACAGGATGGATCTCTTATTTCGGGAGTCCAGATCCGGCCATCCACTTCCATCACGGAAGGTGAATTTGTATTGGGCGATTTTAGATATCTGAACATCCGTGACTATGTAGGATTATCTATTACGTTCGGTTGGGTCAATGACGATTTCCAGAAGAACCAAGTGACAATGATCGGCGAAAAAAGATTGTTGGCTTATATTAAGTCGAATTACAAGACTGCATTCGTCAAGGGTTCTTATGCCACTATCAAAGAAGCTATTGATTCATCAAAGGAATAGGAGGTTAATATAATGAAAAGAGGAAAAGTAAATAAAAATGATGCAAAGAGTTACAGGTTTGAACCTTCGGATGTATATGAAGTTACCTATATTAAGGCTAAACATCATGAAATCGGAGATAAAGATTATGTGTCTCTTCCTGTCGCAATCATGTTCATAAATGAGGGTAAAATAGCCTCTACTCCTGAAATAGAAGAGGCTATTGCAAAATATGACATGAGCGGCTTAATCAAATCAAAAAATAAAAAACAGTAAATCATGCTTATAGATGAGACATTTTTCACAGGTGAACTTCATATAGAAGGAGTGATTTCGTATACTGGCGTGCCATCAAAGACTAATGAGGCTTCCAATTACGAACTTAAGTCCTTGATTGCTCAATATGAACTTGAATTTTATCGTAAAATATTAGGTTATGATAATGCAAAAAAGTTTGTTGGGTATATCGAAAGTGGAGAAGGCGAAGAAAAATGGGATAATCTAAAGAACATGTTGGTCGAACAGGTAGGTAATCGGAAGGTATCTCCGGTTGCCTACTATGTATTCTTCTTCTATCTGAGAAAGAATCAAACACAGGCTACGCCTATTGGCAATGTAGAGGAAAGCTCTTCCAATAAAATTTCGCCATGTAATATCAAAATGATAAACGCATGGAATCAGATGGCCTATATGAATAGGTATATATCTGATTATCTATATGATCATAGAGATGATTATGGCGGATATTTTTTTGATGAGCATTTACTGGAATTTATGAATAAGATGGGGATATGATAAATATCGTAGATATATTCAAGGATATTAGCCGTAATACTTCTATAAGTGTTGGGATAGAAATAAATTTCCTATTTGGGGAATGGGCGCAAATAGCACGGGAAATGGAGATATTAAGCAAATCCCCTATCACTGAATCGGGCAAATGGCCACTTCTTGCTCTTTTTACCCCATTTGAAGAAGATAAAGGCGATCCCGATCTATATTGTAAAGCAAATATTGACCTGATGATAGCTACTCGCACGTTATCTGATTATACCAATGATCAGAGGCTTGCTATTTCTTACAAAGAAATCCTACATCCTGTTTACGAACATTTTATTTTAGAATTAGCCAAAGACCAAAGGTTTGATTTTGGATCTAAAAATGTCGTGCCGCACCGGTATGTGGATAATATGAGGTATGGCAGTCGAGGGGTTTATGGTTCTGACGGGAAAAAGCCTTTTGCGGATTTGTTTGACGGAATAGATATATTGGATTTGGAGATAAAAGTAAAGAAACCTAATTGTAGATAAAAATGAAAAAGTACAGAGATTGCGGAAGCGAGATATTTAATACGGGATCAAGCAAATGTCCGTTTGTTCCGGATTATGTAAAAGTGATCATTCTGACACCGGAAGATATGGTGATAAAAGATGATGAACTGGAAGAAAAAATAGAAGAAATGATTCATGCGAACCGTCCGGGGCGTATCTATCCTATAGGACCTATCGCGGAGTATGCACCAAGTGGTGGTGAGGCCCAAACGTCTAAACAAGGATATGGTCCTTCTCAAATTACTTCTTACTCGGAGCTTGTTGAAGCCTGGACGCTTGAAAATTACGATGAAGGACTGTTGGCGAATTTAATGAAGCTTAAAAACGAAAGAATGAGAGCTTTATTTGTGGATAAAAATAACGTTGTTTATGGTCAGTATGACACAGATACTACTATTAAAGGCTATCTGATGTCTTCTATTTATCCTTCATCAGTACAACGATTTAAAACGAGTGGAGATAATGCATCTATGGCGGTTAGCCTGGTGTATGATGATGTAGAAAAGGCTTGGATGGAAACCAAATCTCTGCAAGGTGAGACTGATTTGGTTGAAAAAGCCAAAGGCCTTGTTTGGGTAGATGTCGTAAAAGTGGGAGATAGTGGATCTAATTACAAGGTGGTTGAACATTATGGCAAATATGATTTAACAACGGCCTATGGAGCATTACTTGGAAAAACAGAAGGTGTATGGGGAGATAGTGTCAGTGCAGCCCAATACAATTCTGCTGATGGGACATTGAGTCTAACAAGTGAAAGTACACCTGCATTGTTAAGCCCAGAGCAGCTGCTTACTGCTGGTATTAAAGGTATTGAGCAATGGAAGTCGTAATGAATGGAGTTTCTTTTAATCGGGATTTATGTTCTAAAATGACAAAAAAACAATTTTTGGAAGCCCATGAAAAATCTTGTTTTTTAGATCGTAATATCGAAGATAGAAGAAAAATTCTAACGGATGTTTATAGCATTATAAAAGGTAAATCAGTTGCAAACGAGGGGCTTTATTAGGCCCCTCTGTGTTTTAATATGGGTACTATAGCGGGAGTTTCAAATGCCGTAAGGATGTTGAAAAATAATTTCATGCCAGAGGTTACAAATAGCCTTCGTGAAAGTGAGGATCTGATTCATGATTTGATCACCGACCAACTAATGGCCGGACTTGATGAAAATAGAAAACAGATAAGGCCTACATATCTTCAAGACCCTTACTTCCGGGAAACGACAAAGACGGAAAAAGCAGCGAGAAAAAAGGCGGTATGGTGGAGAGATATGAAAGAACGTGTCACGCCGCCTGAAACGTCCAATATTTTAAAGTTTCCTCCCCGAAATAGGAATACACCTAACCTCATAATAACAGGAGAGTATCATAGAAGTATTACCCCTGTTGTTGTGGATGGGAAAGACGGAGGGAAGATTGTAACCAGATCTATCGGTTTTTATGCTGGAGATAATGCGCTTGAAGAAAAATATGGTCCATCGCATTTAGGATTGACGAGAAAAGCAAAAAAGTATTTGCTGGATAATCGTATAAAACCAGCGATTGAAAATTTACTAAAAAAATATGGATTCAAATGAATGCGAAAGCTCCTTGTAACTGTTCGTCTCAAAATAAGGCTATGGCCAACCGAGAAAATATGAGAAGATTGGCAAGTAAAGCCGCCAGAATGGATCAGCGTATCTATGTTATTATTCGTAAACATGATGATACGTACACTTTTGAACCAATTGATGCAATTGGAACTAACGGAGATATAGTAGAATATGTACATTATTTATAACGATCAAAATGGAACTTAATGATTTAACTTTTTCACTTCAGAATGGAGTTTATAAAACATCTTTCCAGCCAACAGGTGATTTTAGAATACATATTAAACGACAAGCGTCTGGTCGGTTGTCGTTCTTTGAAACAATAACAGGATCTGATCCTGTTGCTTTTGGAGTTATAAATTGGACTCTTCCTAACTTTGAGGCAAAAGTACCCGATGTGAGTCCTGGAATGACCATTATCATTGAAAGTGACACTCCTGTTATAAAATGTCAGTATACTTATGAGTAATTTTATTTTAAAGACTTTAGAAACAAGAGAGTTGAAGCTAAACACGATTAGGCTCCGAGGTTTCTATGGTGGAAAGCTGCGGAAGGGTTCCGGTGGTGGCGGTTCCAGCGACGGCTTCCCGGTGCTTCCTGGCGATGTCACTCGTTGGCATTTCGGAGGCCTGACGAACGAGATGATGGCGGCTATGGACGATCCGAGGATTGAGGATGCGGACCATAAAGGTAGGTTCCTATCCTTCAAGAATTTCGCTTGGAAAGGGATGTCCGGGGTTGGCGGGTATGGCGATGAAAATTACCAAACATTCTATAAATTCACATTAGATGATTATGTCTTTATAGCTAGCCCACCTGGTGTTAAGCACATGAATTTTACGTTTAGGGTAACGGGGTTACAGCCTGGAAATAAATTAACATTAGCTTTTTTTGGAACAACGAATACTGTCTACGGTACATGGAACAAAGATGGCATATATACTGTTGATGCTGATATTGTTGAGGCAGGGAAACCAACATACTTTTATAACGGATATAGCGCAACCAGAGGAGAGTTTACGATTGAAATTCTTCCTCTCTACCCCGGCGCACTCGTTTTTGACGGAGTAGACGATTACGGTGCCTGTGATAACTTCCCTATTCTGACTAAGGAAAAGGGATATACGGTTGTAGCGTTGAGACAGTGGATTACATATAATCCAAATGCAATATCTGCTATAGCGACAAACGCATCCGATCAATCTTTTAATGGTGCGTTCACTTTTGAAAATTACAATAAAGGAGCAGAGCAAACTATTTCGTATGGAACTACTCAAATATCATTACAATATTCAAAATCTCCTTTTTCTTGGCAAACAACATCTAAGTATAATGGATTTAATATTGCCAATGGAAACAAAGATGCGACAAATTCACTTGTTTTAGGCAGGTCATATCCTCAAAGAAATGAATTTGCTAATTTTGCTATTTGGGAACTTGTCTTTCTCGACCACGATGCCACCGAAGAAGAACTGACCAAGATCAAAGACTACTTTGTTAAAACCTATCCCTGGCTCTTCCCTGACCAAGCATGGACAGTGGTAGGCAAAACCAACGAGGACGAAGATCGTGCTACTATTGCCAACATTACGGGCAATGGTAATGATCTTGTACTGTCGAACTTTGGGTTTGCAGAAGGAAGCGGGTATGGGTTGTATGCTCAAAATTACATTTCATACGCCATTACTAACAGAGCTGTTTATACAAAAACCAATTCATCGATTCACGTTACAAAGTCTATAACAGCAGGGGTTAATTTTACAGAATCTGCGAGAAATGTAACCATTCCATCGTACAGAATAAAAGTTACTGGTATACAGTCTGGTCAAGAGATGATTTATAGAGGGAGTAATAATACTTTTTTAACGAATATTCCATCAGACGGAATTTATGTTCTTCCTGCTGTAGAAAATGGATCTAATTTAGGATTTCAATTTGTTTCGTATACGGGTGATTGTGATATCACCATAGAGCAAATCCCCGAATACGAAGGATACCTCATTACTGATGGGGTGGATGATGAAATAATCAGTGCTAAACTAATTCAATTCGCAGATAAATTTACCATTGTTGGTGATTGGAAGTTTATGGAAGATAGAAATGATAATGCAGGATTATTGAAATCAAATCAAATTTACATCTATAATGCTACAACAGGAATGAGGATTTATTTAAAACAGGGTTCAAAAAACTATCCTTTTTCTTGTAAAAAGATTAACGCTTTGACTTCTGATGGATGGGTGTATGATGAAAAATGGGATAAATACAAAGTTTATCCTATTGGAAGTAATATTGATATTTCAAGCCGTTTATTTTTAGGTTTTTATAGCTCAAATTTTACCAAAATAGCCCTAAAAAACTTAGGCATCTACAACGATCAACTCCTCTCCAAAGACGACTGTATCAAAGCCTACAACTACCTCCAAACCCTAAAAGCAAAGTAACATTAAAAATTTAATAATAATCGAATTATGACAGCCGAGAAGTTTAAATCTATTTGCGAAGAGAAAGGAATAATTTGGAATGATCTTGTCCGTATTAGGATTATCAGACCAAAGAAATTTTTCGGATTCTTTAGGCAATTAACAGGTATAACAATCGAAGGTGCGTTCAATGGCAGTTCTGCTTGTGTTGAAATAATGGCTGATGATGATAATAGTGTTCCAATAATGCACTATATTGATTACGAAGATATTATAGGAGTTGAATTAATCAAAAATTAATTGGATATGAAATACGCAATTGTAAACATCGTATGGGCAAAGTCCCACGGAATAGAAGTCCTACCGGAAATGAGGACAAGTACGGATCAGAGCAAGGTAATCTTGCATGAGGAATACCTTGCACCCTTCGAAGATGAATCATTTCCGAAATATGAATCTACGGACCCGGACTTTATGGAGCTGCTGGCAAGCGAAGAATGGGCTTTGCCGGAAGGTGTAGAGATTAACAGGGAATTTAGCCGGTTATTGGCTTTGGACGAACTGGACAAGGAGGCTACAGAAGAGATAAATACATATGACCTTTCCCCGTCGGAAGCCTTACAGGTCAAAGATCGATACCCCGAATGGAAAACCGGAATAAACGTCAAAACCGGCGAACGATACCGAGTTGAAGATGTCCTTTGGGAATGTGTTAAAGACCATCTCACACAAGAGAACTGGAAGCCTAGCACAGCTACCCTAAGCCTGTGGAAAATAGTAGACGCAGAAGAACATTCCGGCACGATAGAAGATCCTATTCCATATAAGCAAAATATGGCACTTGAATTTAACAAGTACTACACGCAGGACGGAGTATTGTACCTCTGCATACAGGCTATGACACCGGGACCGTACGATTTAAAGGATGTGCCGGCGCATGCGCAGCCGATCAAGCAATAATGGGGTTTAAATAACTCATAGATCGATTTGGCTATTCCGTGCAATTTGGCTATGTTTGTAACAGCATAACAAAAGATTTAGAGCCTAAGAGCCATACCCGGTAAGAGTCATATCCTGCGGGGTATGGCTCTTTTTGTTTAATTTAAAATGAAAAAGAGATGAAGACAAATCAGGAGATGGTACGCTACATTGATAATTTTTCAGTGATTCAACGAACAAGTGATGGATATTTTGACGGAGGCGAATTACTTCGTCAATGGAATAATGTAGATGAAAATCCAAGAAGACGTATGTCCGAATTTATAGATAGCCCTAAAACGAAAGAGTTTTTAAAGGCCCTATCTGTGGATGAAAGCCATAGGTTAAAAACCGACATTGGTGAAAATCAATTGCTTATAAAGACAAAAGGGAGAAACACTAAAGATGGCAAAACTCCTGATAAAGTTTGGATGAATCCTCTCTTGTTCATCAAGTTTGCCATGTGGATCAATCCAACATTTGAGGTGAAAGTACTACGTTTTGTTTATGACGAGATGATCCGATATCGTAATGACGCGGGAGATGCATACAAAGAACTTTCATCCGCTGTTATGAAAATTGTCCCAAGCCATTTCATGCCGAAAGCAATGCAAAAAATAGGAGAGGCGTTAAACTGGATCATTTTTAACTCCCACGAAAAGATGTTACGGAATAAGCATGGAGATGAAGCAAGGTTGCGTGAGTTATGGCAATTAGAAAAGAAAATTGCCGGCTTGATAGAAGAAGGATTTATATTAACCTATGAACAGTTGATATCATATCTAAGAAAGTTGTATCGTAAAAACTGGGAGCCAAAAGTACTAACGGTATAAAACATTTTTTGATAAGTCTTCATATAGATCATGCTGGTCTGTGAAGATAGGCATGAATATTTTTTAACTTGAATTTTGATATGGCAAAGTTATACACGAAATGCGATGAGATACCTCTCTGTAAGTTCATAGAGGCATACAATGGGAATTTGAAGGCGTTGATAATTTCTGGAATGCCTTCGGATAAAGAGTTGCGTTTGATTTTCAGTAGAATCATGGATGAATATAACCAAATTATAGAAAATAAAAATCTACAATTCGCAGTTTCTAAACGTTCTTTGATCATAAATTATTATACTAAAATATCCATTATGTCAGCTATATTAAATTTTATAAAACTAGGTGAAATAGATAAGATCTCCGATTTGCTCACTATTGTTGACATAAAAAATGTGAATATTGAAACAGTTGCGGATGCGGAGAAATTGATAAATAAAATAGAATCCTCATTGGCTTATATTCGGTTAAGATTGAAAATGGCTCAAGAGCAGCTTGATAGTACCAGTCAAATCAATAGAAAGGTAGATTTTACTAAAGAGCGAATGATTTTATCGGCTCATTTCAAAATGCGGATAGATGACAAGACATATACTGCGTCAGAATATGCAAACCTTATTAGATTAATGTTGAACGAAATAGAGGAGGTTAAAAAATATGGCAAATGAAACAAAAATAACGACAATCGTTGGAAAGGAGGCTTTTAGCCAGCTTGAAAAACTCGATGATTTAATAGGGAAGGCAAACGATTCGTATTTGATTGCGGCAAGAAATATGGCTAAGGGGTTGTCTTTTGAGCCTAAAAACATGTCCGAGTTGATTGAAAAGAATAATCAGTACATGGCTTCCCTAAAAGAGATACAGAAAGCTGAAACTGAAATTAATCGATTACGTCAAGAGAAGAACAAGGTAATACAGGAAGGGGTTAACGAAGTAATGGCCCAGATCAAAGCCGATCAAGAGGCGGCACGTATAGCTAAGGAAAAAGCCAAATTGGAAAAAGAGCAGTCGAAAGTATCAAGAGAACTTGCTGCTACAGAAAAGATTAGAAAGCAAACATCAGAAGATCTAAGTAGGGCTAAACTGGCTGAAGAACGAGCAACAATGGCAGCATCTAAGGCGGATAAATTACATGCTCAAAATGTGCAGTTGACTTCTGATCAGGTTGAAAACCTAATTTTAAAACTTGACACAGCAAATCTTTCTTACAAAGAGCAAGCTCGCATATTAAGTCAATTGAAGGCTTATTCCAGAACTCAAGTTGGTGGTATAGATGCAGTTAACCCCAAAGTGCTTGAGAATATCCAGAAATTGGATAAACTATTGAAAGAGCAAGATGCTAAAATGGGGGTATATGGCCGAAATGTAGGTAACTATGCTTCTCATTGGGATGGATTAGGAAATGCAATCAACCGGTTAAGCCGAGAAATGCCTGCATTTGCAGTATCTATGCAGACAGGATTGCTTGCGATCAGCAATAACTTGCCTATTCTAGCTGATGAAATAGCCAGGATACGACGTGAGAATGTCGAATTAACAAAAAGCGGTCAAAAAGCAGTGCCGGTATGGAGGCAGGTCGCTGGGAGTTTGGTTTCATGGCAAACATTGTTGTCTGTAGGTGTTACGCTGCTGACTGTATATGGAGATAAAATATTTGATTTTGCTGCTAATCTATTTAAAAGCAAGGATGCTTCAAAGGCTGCATCTGATGCATTGGAAGACCTTAATTCAACAAGTGGTAAGTTTTTCGATGAGTTGAAAAATTCAGCATCCACCTATGGACAGAATGTTGTTTCCATTAAGAAGCTACAGGATGAATGGAATAGTCTGGGAGATAATCTTGATAAGAAGAAGCAATTTATCATTGACAATGAGTCTGAGTTTAAAAAATTGGATGTTTCTATTACTAATGTGAATGAGGCAGAGAATTTTTTAGTTAATAATACTGACGCATTTCTGAAGGCGCTTGAGCAAAGAGCGAAATATACAGCTGCATCAAAATTAGCAGCAGAGAAATATGCAGAAGCGTTAGAATTAGAAGCAGAAGCAGAAATGAGGGAAAATAATCCTAATTGGTGGGATAAGCTCAATCCTCATAAAATACTTGACCCAACAGCCGCATCTATGGCTGTATTAACGGGACAATTTGTTTTCTTTAATGAGTCATCTGAAAAAGCAGGAGATAATGCAAAAAAAGCAGCAGATGGAATAAGGGAGCAAGCTAAAGCTGCAAAAACGGCGGCTGATATTTATGTAAAAGCAATATCCGACGCGCAAAAGGAAGAAAATAACATACTTGCTAAATCTGGAATCAGTAAATATTTAGAGGAAGAGAGAATAAAACGTGAGGAAGAACGAGCAAAACGTGAAGCTGAACGAAGAATGAAACTCGAAATGGAAGCCGAACGGACAATCCAGGAAGCCCGTATAAAACTGATGGATGAAGGTTTTGAAAAAGAGATAGAGACTCGTAATGCCCAATATCAAAAGAAAATAGATGATGTAAAGACAAAAGGAGTCCGTGTCAATGAGCAGATTGCCGCAATAGAGGCCATGAGAGACAAAGAATTGTCCGATTTTAGGGAAGAATACGAGGCCAAACGTGCAATGATTGATGCGCAAAATCGAATTTCCTATGCTAAAAAGGGTAGTTTGCAAGAGCTTGATGCACGGCTGGACATTCTTGAACTCCAAAAAGCCGCAGAATTGAAAGAAGCAGAAAAGACAGGAGCTAGTAAGTTGGCAGTAGAGGATAAGTACTTAAAACTTATAGAAGATGCTTATATGGAATTTGGTAAAGTACAACTCTCCCGTCAGCAATCTCAAAACGAGTTAGAATTGTCAGATCAGCAGATTTTCTTGAACAAAGAATTATCTATGCTTGAACAGCAATATTCTAAAGGAATAATCAAGAAAGAAGCCTACGAAAAGAAGAAAGCAGATTTGCAATATCAATATGCAGTTCAAGCCCTGCAACAGGAAATTGATCTGCTAGAGAAGAGTTTGTACCTGTTTTCTGGAGACGAACGCTTGGAAATGGAGAAAAAAATAGCCCAATTAAGGGTCCAGCTATCAAAAGAAACCACTGATAAAATAAATGCAGATGCAGAAAAAGAACTAAAAGAAAGGCAAAAGGTAGAGGAAGCAAAAAAGAAGTTGATTCAAGAAGCTGTAAATGCCATAGCAGAAATAGGATCTTCTATGTTTGACCGTAGAATACAAGAAATAGAAGCTGAGATTGACGCTAATCAAGAGGCTTATGATAAGAAGGTTGAAGAAATTGATGCTTTGGCCGAAAAAGATGTTATTACAAAAGAAGAAGCAGAAGCCCGTAAGCGCGTAGCAGAGGAACAATCGTCTGCAAGAAACGCCGAACTTGAAAAGAAAAAGGCTGATTTGCAAACAAGACAGGCACGATTTCAGAAAACAATAGATATTGCTCAAACTATAGCATCCACTGCGCAAGCTATAATGACCGTATATAAACAACTTGGAATATTTGCAGGCCCTATGGCTGCGCTTGTTGCTGCAACGGGTGCTATTCAGCTTGCCACCATTATAGCCCAGCCTATCCCCAAGTATGCAAAGGGTACTGATTATCATCCCGGAGGTTTGGCTATTGTCGGTGATGCCGGTAAACATGAAGCTGTTATATCTGGAGGTAAAGCGTACATTACTCCTGACACGCCGACATTGATGCCTATACCTAAAGGGGCAGAAGTTTTGCCAGACATTAACGATCCTGAGTTTTATTCCCGTTTTATGGATAACAGTTATTGGTTGACTCATAACAAAGCCGGGGAACGGGTGCAGATAGTGAACCACTTTGATGCAGAAGGCATTATTCAAGCAAGCAATAAGACGAACAACGACCTAAAGAAAGAGATTCGTTCTTTGGGCAGGATCATATCTAAAGGGCAACGTAGAACAGAATACAACTCGTATAAAAACTCAAAATTGAATTGATATGATACGTGTACAGTTATTAATAGGCGGAAAGAAATACGAAGCCACCAACGATTTAGTTAATTGGGAAGATGTTGAAATATCGATAAAGAGAAAAGACTTTGGGGGTGTATATAGGACGTTTGGCGATTCATTTGAGTTTGCCGGTGATTCTTATATGCTCTTGGAGAACGAGTTCTTGACAAACTATCTGAATGCTTCTGCTGTGATAGTCATTGGGGTATTGAATAATTCTTGGACATATAATGAGAAGATCCGGTGTAATCTTGATTTTTCTTCATACCAAAATAATGGCAACACTATATCCATAAAGGCTATAGATAACAGTGCGGAGGCAATAATCAATGCAAACAAGTCGCAGGTGTATGATATCCCTGTTTCAAGTCTCAAATCGGATGAGCTGTATTATGATCGCATGGAGCTGAACAACAAAGCGGATTTTGTTGTGATACCGACCGAAGAACAGACTGATGAAGGTATTTATAAAATAAGTTTGCCTTCCAATTTTATCTTAGGAGAATATAATTTCCCGGTTGGATATACTACAACTAATTTTCCCGTTAAAAACAAAATTGATGTTGGGGACGTTAATATAACAGCTCCAGACAATGCTAATTTTTATTCTGGGTATATGATTAAGGCGTTAACTCGCATAAGCATACAATATCGAATGAGTTTTGATGTATATGCTACAATAACAAATGGGAATGCAAGTAAATTGCGATTGGAAATTGCCAAATATGCAAGGGTGAAAGACGGAGATAAACCTACACCTGTAATAATAGATTCTATATCCATACCTTTTAAGAGTAAAATCAGCATAGATAAGGCATATGATGTTGACTTAAAGGAGGGGGATAGAATTATAATGTGGATAGGTCAGGGTGATAGTTATGCCCTTTGGGAGGGAGATGTTATAATGACGGTTTCGAATGTAAAAGAAATTAGCGTATCTTATAAAGGTAGAAACAAACCTGTTAATTTTGATGTTTTCACCCCTAATAAATTACTCACCTCCATACTGTCCAATATGGGCCTTACCGATATGACCGGAGAAGTAAAGGAAGGTGATATTACGATACCATATATGATAGCAGCGGAAAGCATCAGAGATATCAAGAATGCAAAAGTCCATACCTCTTTCAGTAAATTTTCAGAATGGGCAAAAGCATGTCTTGGATATTACTACAAGATAGAGGGTAAGAAGGTTATATTTTGTCATTTGACTGAATTATATGATCCAGAGACGGTGAAAGAACTTGAGCATGTGAACGGGCTTGATATCTCAATTGACAACTCCTTGGTATACTCTGGGGTAGATGTGGGCTATGAGAAGAAAGATTATGATGAAATAAACGGTCGTGACGAATTTCATGTAAAGAACAGCTTTTCGACCGGTATTTCAATCAACGATAACATATACAAACTTATTAGCCCTTATCGTGCTGATTGTTATGGAATAGAGTTCTTGGCGCAAAAAAGAGATGAAGAAACAAAGGATGATAGTTCGGATAATGATTTGTTTTTTGTTGATGCTGTTTCTGTTTTGGATCCTTCTACATCTTCGATAAAGTTAAAATTAAACAGGCAAGGAGATCGGCCTTCCGGAGTATTATTTCCTTCTTCGGTATTTAATATTGCATATTCTCCAAGAAGAATGTTGCTTGCAAATAAGGATATATTATCATCTTGTACAAGCAGACTTGAGTTTACTGCTTCTGAGGGGAATGCTGATGCGGTTTTATGGCGGGAAAGTGAAAAGTCCCCCGTTGTATTAGACAGTCGTTATTTTAGAGTTGAAACGCTTAAAGTTGAAACGATAGGGCTGTCGCCATTTCCTGTTTTATATGATGGTCTTATATCTTTTAATTATAACGGCAAAAAGTATACCGGTTATGTTTCCGATATAACAGAGTTTCTTGGTAAGAGACAGACAACGGAATATACTTTGATATGTAAAAATATCGATTAATGTTGTCTTTATTCTGAATAATTGCTACATTTGCAAGCATAGAGCCTAAGAGCCGTATACGCAGTGTTAACTACGTATACGGCTCTTTTTGTTTGTATAAGCGTATGATAAAAATAAGCAGTGTATCTCCTTTGATATTTGACGTTGAAAGTACAGGCTTTGAACATTCGATTGATTATGTTCAGAAGTTTGAAAGGGAAGATATACCTATCCTTATACAGATCGTAGATGTTCCAAACAAGACATTTACCATGTTACTTGTTGATTTATATAATGGGACTTCATATCAAATATCTCCACAAAAATACGAGATTAACGATTACAACACGTTGTATGAATTTACGATAAATCCTTCAAATAATGGGACCTATCAAGTCAGAATAACAAATGATCAGGGAGAGATATCTGTTAGTTTGCCTTTCTGTGTACATAGTTCATCATATACTCCATTTACAATGCAAATAGAATATACAAATGCAGATAATCAACAAGCATTTGGGGCTGTATTTGATATATCAGGGAATAAACGTGTATTTAAAACACGTGTAGAAGGAGGATTTAAATCTGATAGCCGGCAATTAGCTGTTGAAAGTGAACAATTCAGAACTCAAAAGCAAGAACCTATCAATCTATATTCTGTTCCCTATGAAAAAAGGACACTTACGATTGGTGATAATGAAGGTGTCCCTTTTGAAATGGCCCGGCTTTTAAACAATATCTTTTGCTTGTCTTCTGTGAAGATTGATGGAGTGTCTTATACCAGAAGTGAATCAAGCGTACCGGAACAACAGGTTATTGCTGAGAGATATCCACAGTTCAATTATACTTTAACGGTGGAATGCTCCGAAAATGTTTCTTACAATGGTTTTACCGAATATCCAGATGGATCTGGTATTGTTGGAGAAGTCAGTTTAAACGTTTCTAATGCTAAAGACGGTCAAGTTTTAGTCTTTGACGGAAACGAAGGAAGTTTTGTTAACCAATCACATCTTGATTCGCTATGAGTATAAAAAAGTTAACAAAACGAATATGGTACGGGTCAGATACTACGGTAGACAGTGAAGGGAAAACTGTTGCTGCTGCTCCCCCTATTGCCACTAATGATGGTTCTGAGGATTGGGATTTGAATGGTCTTGTAAGAGGTGAATTATATCTCAATGATAATAAAGATGATCCTGCTTTGTTTTGTTTGGGTAGTGATAATTTACCCAAGCGAATAGGAGGTGGTACGGCTTCAGGAGGTGGAGGAATTGTAAATATAGATGTAGACGTAAAAGAAGGAAGAGGCATTGATGTAAAAAAAGATTTGATTGGCGAAACTGTTATTTTCACGGTTTCGCATGAAGATACATCTTCAGCAGTTTCAACATCTAATTTTGACGATTTATTTGTCCAAAATATCGGTGTTGATGATTTTGGACATGTAACATCTGTAGAAAGTGCAAGGCTGGCGACTTATCTTGATGAGCGATATCTTCGCAAAGATATCGACGATACCGCCCACGGGAATATACTTTTTGACAAGAAGATCGGCTCTTCCATTTTCATAGATGGCTGGGAAGGTAAAGGCTGGGAGATCCAGAGTACGGGCGCCGCCATATTGGATTCGCTTCGTGTGAGGAGTGATATCTATGTGGGGGGCAATACCGGATCGCCAACTTTTGCATCCGGTTTTACCGGTTGGGGATGGCAGATAGACACACCGACGGCCACCGGGGAGATGGACAACCTCTTTATTCGAAAGACATTCACTGCTTACGAGATTGTCTATTCCCAGATTTACGGTTTAGGAGGTAGCCAGATTGTTTCTGACATCAACAAAATAGCCAGAGTAGAAGTGATGTCTGACCGTTATCGCTGTTATATGGACGATATGGATGGTCTTATGCTTATGAACCTGCGTAAGGGTGACGGTGTCAGAATACAGACACGGACGGGAACGACCAGTATCAAGTATCTTTTCGGACGTTGTATCGGTGTAGACAGTGACTATTTTGATATAGCTATTCCTCTGATAGAAGGGACAGGGCAACCGGAAGCCGGAGATTTTGCCCTTCGTTGGGGTAACAATGAAGATACGGACCGGCAGGGATTAATATATCTAACAACGGCCGATAGCGGTGCGCCATTTATCGATGTGTACGATGGTATTACTGATGCCAGCACCGAAGGCAAGTTGAAAGCCCGTATTGGACACCTGACAGGAATCAGGACACAGAGAGGCGATCAGTTGTCTGGTTATGGGGCTTATTTGAACGGGATATACGTTGAAAACTCGACATTCATTCTTCAAAACGGAGATACCATTGAGCAGACCTTTATTGCCATGAACGGCAAGTTTGAAAGCCTTATTGATAGCATCCGTAACGACATATCCGCAGAAGGTGGTAACATCCTTGTAAACTCTTCTTTCAGCCAGAATACAAACTATTGGACAGCCGCAAATAACGTTCATTTTATCAACGTAGGTGGAGAATATCTTTGGCTGGATGGTAGCTTCTATGTAGAAAAGGATCAAGTTGCCGATATTTATAATGACAACGGTCAAAACGTTCTGCGAATAAGGAACACGTATATCCTTCAGCAGAATGCTATAATGAATATCCCGGATCACACGGAAGAAGAAGAAAAGACGTATTCTTTCTCTTTGTTCTATAAGGTGCTCCGTCCCGGTTCTTGCGGTTTCGGTATTCCGGGGACCGAGTTGTATCATGAAGAGCAGCTATCGGAAAGCGACAGCTATCAAAAGCTGTCTAAGGTCGGGAAATGGAACGGGAAAGGTGATTTTGAACTGAGATTCACCGGTGAGATACTTATTTATGGTGTAGGGCTGTTTTCTGATGAGATTGCGGATGCTATTGTCAAGTTGCAGACACAGATAGACCAGACAGACGAATACATCAAACTGTTGGCGACAAAAGATTATGTAGATAATGAGACGGGAGAAATCTATGTGCACTTTGACAGTCAGTTGCAGATTACCGCAGAACAGATGTCCGGTATATCTACAAAGGTGGATAATATCAACAATACGATAGAAAGTGCCGGGTGGATCACGCAGGCGGATGGTGTTACTTTGTTTGCAAAGAAGGAAATGGAAAGCGGAAAGGCTATTGTCAATGCGATCAATGTCGGAACTGGTGGTATCTTGATTCAGGCAAACAGAATCAATCTTGTTGGGGCTGTTTCGTTTACTATGCTTTCTGATTATACGGATGTCAACTCTCGTATAAATGGAAAAGTAGATGAATCCGACTTGGGCACATTGGCTTATGCTAGTTCAATCTCTAAAAATAATTTTGCGTCCTCATTGTTACAGGAATTTAATGGCAAAGCGAACAGTTCGTCTTTAAAGGCTCTAGCTTATTTAGATAAGGTTGAACAAGCACAATTAGGATCAACGATTATATCTGGTGGTCATATCATCACATCACTGATTGATACCGATAGTATATATGCAAATCAAGCCTATATTGGAAATTTTACTATAGAAAATGGCTGGTTTAAATGCAATGCAAATCCGGAAAAAGATGTTGGATATATAGATATGAGAGGGGCGAATACTCGTATTGCTTTTGGGCGCAATTTTGCTCCTCTGTCGACTGGAGGTTCGTTTACTTGCACGGCTATTATAACGAATCATAATAAGGCCAGTCTTGGTGGAGCGACATATGGGCTTTCGGTATCTGCTTCTGGGGATGCTAGCACAGATGTTAAGCCTATTGCTGTAGATTGTGATGGAGGACTTCGTGTCAAAGGAAATTTCGGGATCATAGAGGATGTGTTTACTGGACCTAATATTGCTCCAAGCAATAGCAGTTTTTCATCGGCTAAGAATTTGCGAAATCAAAGGACTTATATATATCAACCTACATCAGATGTAACAGTCAATCTGCCGAGTGATAGCGCAATAGAATCTGAATTTGGCTATTTTAATTCAGGACATGCAGTTGTTGATAACTCTGCCATTATTATCATTTTATTGGTGACAAAATGGGCTACAGGGAGAATATATGTTGCAGCTAAAGGAGGAACAAATAATAATATCATAAATGAAAATGGAGATACTATAAATGAAGCGTCTGGAAGCAATACTGGTTTCTGGATGGGTAAAGGTGATTCCGCTATTTTGATGTATTTCAATAAGAATTGGTATATAATAAATAGAAACTCATAAAAAAATAAATTAATATGAAACAAGTAAATTTCAAAGAGTTAAATGTAGAAGTTGGAATTGATCAGTACCAAAATCATGATCTTCGAAAGGAGATTGGGAACGCTCTGCACCGTGCATCGGAGAGTGTCCCAATGAGTGAATTGGCACGCAATATTTATTATTCAGAAGGGGATATCAAAATCCCTGATGAAGAATTTGACGAAATGATGAAACTCATCAAGCCGGGCTTCAAAAGATTTGTGTTAGACAGTATTGTGCGTTCAGCAACAGAAGTCGAAACAGAAACTAAAGATAAGGAGGAATAAGTTATGGCACTCGAACAAGTATCATCAGTGGTCAAGAGCACATACCTGAACAATGTGGCAGGTTACGAAGTACAGTACAATATCACACAGGATGAAGGGGAAAACGTTAAGTCGGTAACGGGTACAGTCAAGAAGGCAGATGTTCGTTTCGGCTACATAATCATCAATGCAGACGGGACCAAGAATATATCATTTGACAAGTCTATACCGGATGCTGATAGCGAGGCTATATATACAGCGGCATTGGCGGATGCAAAATCAATTTTTGAACAGAGGAATAAAATAGATTAACACCTATGGCAGCAGGAGATATCATATTATCAGACGGGACAACGATCACGCCGGAAGACTTGCAGAAGATTGCGGCAGCGGTGGAGGATTTGATTGCGTCTACGGCGAAAGATCCGGGGCAGTACGAAGAGGTAAGTTCACTTACCGGTGTATCCTCTCTTCCCGCCTTTCAGGTGTTGGGTAGCACATATAAGCTTGTACGTGTTGCTCTGTCTGTCTTGAAGGGTGTAGATGGACGTGAAGTATTCTTGCAGGTAAATCAGGATAAAACCTATATCCAATGGCGTTATACGGACGGTAATTGGCAGAATCTTGTTGCTTTGTCTGATCTGAAAGGTACTGCCGGTGATACTCCTGTTTTCCGTACCGGTAGCACAGGCATTGAATGGAAGTACACCAGTGAAGAAGATACAGCTTATCGTGTACTTGTCCCTTACGATGATTTGAAGTTGAAGTTTTCCAATCTAACGCCGGAACAGAAAGACGAGTTGAAATTGCATTTTTCTGATTTGACGGAAGAAGATAAGGCAGAATTGAAAGGTGAAAAGGGTGATATTGGTCCGCAAGGTCTTAGAGGAGAACAAGGGATTCAAGGAGAAACAGGCCCGCAGGGACCTATTGGCGAAACTGGTCCACAAGGCCCTGTTGGGCCTAAAGGCGAGCAGGGAGTAAAAGGCGATAAAGGAGATACGGGAAGTGGTTTTAAGGTACTTGGATATTTTAGCACGCAGGAAGAATTAGGGTCTACAATAGTTTCCCCACAAGCTGGTGATGCTTATGGAGTTGGTACAGGTGCTCCGTACGACATTTATATTTATGATGCAATCAATTCCGTGTGGAAAAACAATGGTCCGCTTCAAGGTGCTCAGGGTCCAAAAGGTGACAAAGGTGATACCGGTCCTCAAGGACCTCAAGGTGAAAGAGGCGATATAGGTCCTCAAGGTTTACAGGGTATTCAAGGCGACCCTGGTCCTCAAGGTCCTACGGGAGAACAGGGCCCGAAAGGCGATAAAGGAGATCGAGGTCCAGAAGGTCCGCAAGGCCCAGCAGGAGAAGATGCGGCTATTACGGTAGATGCTCCAAAGGACGGAAAAACCTACGGGCGTAACAATGGGGCGTGGTCGGAGATAGTGGCGAGCAATCAGTACCTTGACTTGACAACTTTATTTCCAAATGAAAGTGGTGCATTATCTGAGGAAAATTATCAAAAGGTAGTTGATGCTTATGAAAATAGAGTGTCTTTAGCACGTGTTAACACTGTGTATTTCCCTTTTAGTATGACAAAGGATGAAGAGTCATATGGGTTGACTATCAATATGTCTGGACTTAATAGCTTTGAGTTAAATGCAAATTTAGTAGTAAATGTAAAGAGGATTTCCGTTTATACAGACGATAAAACATATGTCTGTGCCTGGAATTCCATGAATCTTGTTAATAACGGTGATGGTACAAAATACCTCTCCGACAACGGTCAATACCGCACTCCCCCTACCGCCACCTCCGCCACAGCGGGGTATATGTCGGCGGAGGACAAGAAGAGGGTGGATGATATAGTAAACTTCGGCACAGGGAGTAATGCTGTCACAACTCTTGCGAATATACCAACAAACAAGAGGTTGGTTAAGGCTACCCTATCCTCCGCTTCAAACCTATCGATAAATGAGTCTGCAAGGGCACTGAATGTAGGCGAAGAGATATACCTTGATTGCAATCCTACTGCTTCTTTTACGCAGCCTATCCCTACTACTGGCAGTTTTAGATCAATGTCCGGTAGTTCTATTACCACTACTTCCGGCGTGCCTTTCGAGATGTCCATTTTGAAGATCGCTACGAGTGGTGTCATGTATTCAATAACCGTTAAAGAGAAGGATTGATATGTTGAGAAGAAGGACGATGGGACGGAAAAAGGTTTTAATTGAAGTTGTAGAAAAATTAACATCTTCCGGGACATTTATAGTACCTTCCGGATGCATATCTATCGATGCTTTTGTAGTTGGAGCAGGCGGAGGTGGAGGTAGTGGCGGTAGTTATTATCCAGGGGCAGGTGGCGGAGCCGGATATACAAAAGTATATTATGGGATACAGGTCACTCCTGGACAAAAATTAACAGTAAAAATAGGACAGGGTAAATCGAATAATAGTTTAGATTCAAATGGTGTGGATGGTGAATATTCATATTTTATAAATACCTCATATAGTGCCCAAGGTGGTAAAGGTGGGTTATATGGTACAGGGAATCCAGAGACTCAAAAAGCTCATGGAGGAAATGGTGGCTCAGGTGGTGGCGCACCTTATCAACAGGGTGGAACTAATGGAGGAAATGGTGGTACTTATTATTCTTACTTAGGCGGATATGGACAAGGGAGTACGACTAAATGTCCATTCAACGATAAGTTATATGCATCTGGCGGAGAAGGAGGAAATGATAGCGATATAGGTAAAGACGGAATTAATAATACAGGAAACGGAGGAGACGGAGGTCGTGGTGGCAGGAATAGTTTTTCACGCCAAAAATCAACTTACGGAGGGTCTGGAATTATAGTTTTACATTATTTCAAATATAAATAATATGGATAATTATCTATACATACAAAAGGATGCAGTACGTATCTACGTCCCAATGCCGGAAGAACTCGATACCGTTAACTACGAGGTCGGCACAACATGGGAAGATTATGTTGCAGGAAAGTACGTTTTGCTGACAGAAGAACAGATTGCCTTTAAAGAGGCAAACGAAGGTGCATCCGTAGAAGAAGTGTTCAATATGCAATTGACGCCTATTCCCGAACCGACACCGGAAGAAAAACTTCAAACTGCAAAAGACTTGAAACGTCAGGAAGTCTACAACACCGACTACCGGCACTATTACATAGAGGACAACGATGTATATACATACGACTGTTTGTCTCTAAAAGACCAGTGTGCCCGAAAAGATACGGTTGAAGTAAACGGGAATTCGTATAAATCATCTCTGTTATTGGAAGCTCTCAATGAGATGGCAGACTACAATGATATCTGTATAGGTCTATCAGAAAAGTTTCTCTCTGATATTGAAGCAGCCGAGACAGTGGAAGATGTAGAAGTGATTGAGGTGACAGGCTATCCCGATGTAATCCATAGGACAACAGCCGAATTACAGGAAGCCGTAAACTACACGGAAACGCACGATTCTGAGAAGCAGTTATTCCGTATCACCCGTAAATCCGTGTCTGCAATGTCACTGACGGATGATGAAGCGATTGGTGCCAAATACGCACATGCTGAATGGAAAGAATTTATTAACGGGAAGTTGGATACCGGCAACCGGGTAATTAACGATGACTGGTTATGGAAAGTCCGGCAACCGATAAATCCGGTTCTCGAAATATATCCTCCTTCGGTAGATACGGCTGCTCTTTATGAGCGCATGGACGAAAATCACAAGGGGACTGAATACGATCCCAAACTCTATGCGCCAGGCATGACGCTTGAACAGGGGAAGTATTATACGGAAATGGAAGACGGCGTAAGGAAGAAATATTACTGCTTTTATGGTACGATTAATCCGGTATATGCCCATTTGAAAGAATTGATTAACATAAATGTAAGATTGGTATGATAACTATTTTGACGATTATTTCAATGCTTGTTATTGCGGCCTACACGGCTGCCGTGTGTGTAAAGACTAAGGGTGTACCTTATTCCATAAGTGCTACCTATTACTATCTGGAGCATAAATTGTGGTTTATGGCAACGATGTGGCTGACTGCCGGTTTATTGATGCCTGCAATATTGGAGGTAAGTAAACCAAACACGGAATGGATTGCATTTCTGTCCTGTGCTGGCATGTTCTTTGTTGGTTCAGCTCCCAATTTCAAAGATGATTATGAGAGCAAGATACATTCTGCTGGAGCAATCATCTGTATTGTCGGATCACAACTTTGGGTGGCATTGAACCTCTGGCCAATGTTGTTAGTATGGCTTGCCTATGTAGGGTATACTGCATTAAGCATTGCCAAAGAAAAAGAGGGCACATTTTGGTATAAGTTCTACCAGAGCAAGCCGATGTTCTGGATTGAGATAGCTGCCTTATTATCCACTTATTTTACCGTGTTATTCAATATGTGATATTATGCAAAGATTAATTCCATATATACAAGATTTTACCGGCTGGGTACAGGCTGTTTCTATTGCGGTAATTGCTTCAATGTTAGATTTTTTCGCACCTATCGAGCATTTTCTTATAGTAATACCTGTAATGGCTACCATAGATATGTTCTGGGGGCTGGCAGCCGATGATTTGCGTTTTAGGAAAAGTAAATTTTTTAGGACGATAATCTATCTTCTGATTTACCTTTTGATCCTGCTTATTGCTTTTTGGATTGGTATAATGATGGAGCAGGATAAAGACAGTACAAAAGCCTTTGTCAGTTGGATAACGTGGGTAGTAGTGTATTGTTATGGTCTGAATATACTGAAAAACATGCACACGGTATATCCAGACAATAAAGTTATAGCCTTTTTGTATTGGGTTGGATCGGTTAAGTTTCTAAGTAAAGTAAATTATCTTGAAGAATATATGAAATCAGTAAAGAAAAAGGAGGATAGGAAATGAATATAACAGAGAATTTTACATTGGAAGAATTTATGCATAGCGATACTGCTATTGCAAAAGGAATAAAGAATGATCCGGGATCGCGTGAGAAACTGGCTATCACCAATCTGTGTGCAAAATTACTACAACCATTACGGGATGCTATCGGCAAGCCTATCTCCATTAATTCAGGCTACAGATGCCCAGAGTTGAATGCGGCAGTGGGGGGTGTCCCTACATCTCAACATCAAAAAGGGGAAGCAGCCGATTTGAGTATTGATGGAAAGGCCGGTGATTTATTGGAAGTATTGGAAGATTCCGGTTTGACGTTCGATCAGGCCATCCTATACCGTAAAAATAACTTCCTTCATGTTTCGCTAAAGCTAGAAGGAGAACAAAGAAAACAGATCATCATCAAGAAATGAAAGCCTGGTATGCCATATCTGTTTTAGCTCTTTGTTTTGCTTGTTTCTTTGCCGGAAGGTATTCGGTAGAAAAGCAAATAGAGGTAGTCAAAGAAACAGACACGATCAACAAACCTGTTCCCGAACCTTCTTACATTCTTGATGTAGAGGAAATCGAGCTACCTTACCCGATTTTCGTTTATCAGAAGGGTGACACGGTAAAGGTACTTGACACGATTTATATCCCGTTACCAATCCAGAGAAAGGTTTATGAGACAGATTTGTATAGGGCGGTAGTTAGCGGTTATAGACCCAATCTCGATTCGATGATAATTTATCATAAACGAGAGATTGTACACCAGAAAGACCGTCGCTGGGGATTAGGGGTAATAGGTGGATATGGAATAGGCAAGAATGGCTTTTCTCCGTATATAGGAGTAGGCCTATATTATAGAATTTGGTAAGTAGACTTTTGTTCATAGTCTCTTCCTATGGGGCTGGGAAGTAAAATAAAAGCCCCCCAACGTATCACGTTTAACTGCTACATAAAACTGATACACAAGCATAGACACTCGCACGTTGGGGACTTAATATCTTCAACATGAATGTCTATGCTTTTGTTGCATTATGTGCGATAAGTTTTATGTAGCGAAGGCAAAGATATAACTAAAATTCAAACATTATGTGTAAATCTGAAATCTTTGCCAAAATATTAAGAATTGTCTCTAAAGAGACAGAAGTATCAGAAGACCTGATACTGTCAAAGTGTAAACGAAGTGATATTGTTGATTCACGCGGTATCATGGTTGTTATACTATCTGAATATAAATTCAGTGAATCTCAAATATCGTCATTTACCGGATTTACGCAGCAATCGATCAACAAGTTGAAAAATATCTACCCTGACAGAATACGCAGAAATTATCTGCTAAAGGTTATAGTTAGGAATATACGTGAGTCGCTTGATATGCCATTAAGGTGTTTGTAAATTAAGATAATATATTTGTTATGAAGAAACATTGCATAGTTTTTATAGGAGGCTAATACAGAAAAGATAAGGGAACAAGTAAAAAAATCAGACAGTTTAACAACAACTTTACAACAAGCCTACAACATTCTACCATTCAATACAATTACTGTTTTGTGACATTTGCGATGCGGTTGATATTGACCGTAACTAAGATTTAAAATACAATGGAAAAAACTTATGTATTTAATCAAGACGGGGCAGGTGGAGCGAGTAACGGCTTGCTTGCATCAATCCTTCCGTCTTTGCAGAACAGGGGTATTGACACAGGTTACCTCATGGGATTAATGAACGGTGGAGGCGGTAACGGTGGTTTCTTCGGGAACAACGGCGGTTTTCAGGACATTATTGCGTTGATTGTGATTGCTGCTATCTTTGGCAACGGCAACTTCGGTTTTGGAGGAAACAACAATCAGGGTGCCAATGAAGGAAGAGACATGATTATGCAAATGCTTAATCGCAACGGTGTGGACATCGCATCACTTGCCCAGGCGTTGAATTTATCTTCAGACCAAATCCTTGCTGGTATTAACTCTGTATCTCAGGCAATATGCGGTCTAGGCAATCAGATGGGACAGAATACCAACAGTATCATTACTGCAATTATGCAGGGCAATCAATCTATCTCTGCTCAATTAGCCGATTGTTGCTGCAAAACGCAGACTGCGATTGAACGACAGGGGTATGAAAGTCGCTTAGCGAGTTGCGAAAACATGAATACGCTTACACGTACAATGGAAGGGAATACTCGTTCTTTGTCGGACGCTTACCGTGAAGGATTCCAGGCTATTGTAGCCAAGATGGATGCCGCAGAGGCACGCCGTCAGCAGGAAGCCCTTGCTGCAAGGGATGCAAGAATTGCAGTTTTGGAGGGGGAAATCTCTCAGCGTAATCAGAATGCAACAATCTTGAGCAACTTCGGTCAGCAGATCGCGCCGTTGGTAGCCGGCTTGCAGGCATTGCAAAGTGATGTAGACGGTATCAAGTGCAAGATGCCTCCAACGGTATCCGTTCCTTATCCACAGTTGCAGGTGTATAACCCGGAAACCTATCGTGCAGCCGCTTTCGGTGCTTATGCCGGTGACGCGGCTTATGGACGCGGCGGTTACGGATGTGGTTGCAATAACTACTGGGGTTGATCCGGGTAAGAAAGGAGGTAATTATGTGGCCTAACTTTTTTACAGGATTTCCTTTTCCGTTCCCTTCACTTGGCAGGGCAAACTTTAACACCTTGCCAACGGTGGCTGTGACGGTAGGGACGGAGAACGTGACATTAGAGCTTCCGAACCATGCGTTTCGTAACCGGGATTATGTAGGCGGTTTCTATGTCAATATCCGTCAAGCTATCCCGGCTGGAACAACAGCAACACTGCCCATTCTGATAGGGACGAACGGGGACACGAGACCGTTGATGGCTTACGGCGATGTGCCTGTGCGAGTAGAGAACCTTGCCGGTCCGGGTATCTATGAGATCCATTACAACAAATACACGAACGAATTGTATCTTGTTAATGGTGGATATAGACCGACAACGACTCCGGCTCCTACAGCAGAAACGGCTTCTTTGCGAAGCAAGTAGTAATTAACATGGAGTTCTGTGGTTGTTGTAAAAATTGCAATAACCACACTCCTTTAAAATCAAACAATCATGTTTCAGAATCTTCGAGTAAATAATCAGTTGTATATTCTTCATAAGGAAGCCAAACATTTCATAGAGATTGGTTCTGTGGTAAGCGTTTCTGCACCCAAGCCTAAATATCCTATGCCCGCTCCCATGGGGCAGATACCTCAGATGGAGATGGTCGTAGATGTCGTGGCTAATATTAATGGTCAGAACACTACGTTTCAGAATCTTCCCTCCGGTAGTGATATAGCCGACTTTGGGCAAAACGGGAATCTTGTTGTCTCATGTTCCCGCGATGCGATGAATAATGAAATATCCATGATAAAACAAAAAAGATTGGATAGGGTTAACAGTCGGGACTATGACCTCAGCGTGATAGCATCCTGCGATGAGATGTTGACAATGATCAATCCTGAATTTGCAGAAAAGCAACGTCAAGAACAGGAAATCAACACCCTTAAGGCCCAGATGTCTGATATGAGCAAGAACATGTCTGAACTTATGGAGCTAAACAAGCAATTGATGCAACAGCTTGGAGTTAAGGAAACAACTAAAAAGTAATAATTATGGGATCAAATAGAAAACTAGAAGAGCTTTTCAGAGAGTTCGATGCTTATGAAGACGAAGACTTGATGGAAGCGATAGAAGAAGCCTATAAACTTGGTTGCAAGGAAGGCAAGAGAAAAGCAATGGAAGGCGGTATGGGATTCCGAGACGATGACGATGACGACGACGATGAATTCCGCGATATGTGGAGACGCGGTGGAGAAGGTTTCGGTGAAAGGCGCGGCGTGAGAGGAACCGGACGGTATGCCGGGGAATACCGCAGACGCAGACGTTAAATCAGAAGGGGACATTGTGCCCCTTCTTAAAAAAGTAAAGATATGAGGTTAGATATGTACGATGATTTTCCTTCGGGGATGAAAGCTTATTTAAGCGCATATGGCTGGCATTTTTCTAAGGCTATGTGTGATTGGGCTATTTCCATGATGGAAAAAGAAGATGGAACTGGCAAGAAAATAAAGGTACAGCCCTGGACAAAAGAGCAGATCGACGAAATGCTTAAAAAATATAACGTCGATGTAAAGAAGAAAGGCGGCTATGACTATGTGTATGTAGCCAATATGTGCAAGGCTGATTTTCTTGGTTCCTCCATTCCCCATGATCAATATGCTGCTTTATACGTGAAGAACGTTTGCGACGATCCGGATGCTTACGATGGTATTGTGTTTACTCGTTTCTACGCTGATTGCATCGGTTCTGGAACGCCTATTATTTGGGATGAAATGATGTAAATATGATAAGAAGAGGCCTATACATAAAGAAGTACGATTGGCAGGTGCATATATTTTATCGTGTCACCTGCTATTATACGGAAGAGATCATAGGTTTGTTGAAATCAATAGATTGTCCGAAAGACAAGGCAAGAGAGGCTTACAATAATTTGGTGTCATGCAAACTTGATACCGGTGTCACGTACTCCAATTACAAGCTACGGAAATCTGTAATGGTCATAAGCAAGACTTCGTCCCCGGAAGAGTTTTTAAACTCCCTAAAGCACGAATGCCGCCATTTGGAGGATCATATAGCTACGGCATTTAAAATGCCTATAGGAGGTGAAGAAGTGGCGTATTTGGCCGGTTATTTAGGTAGGATGTTGTACGAGGATGTGCAGTTGTTTATATGCGATTGCCGCAAACATAAACGGGAAAAGCTATGCGTAAAGCGAATAAAAAAGAAATAAGAAAATTAAAAAGGGAGTCAGCCAGACTCGAGATTGACCGCCTGGTTGACTCCCTTGACTTTGAGCCGGTCAACTTCAATGAGAAGGTGTGCCGGCTAAGGAGGCTGATGTGCCTACTGTAAATTCGTATATTAACAAGGATTTATCAAATCTGTTTATCCGGTTCAATAAATTCGACATTACATTCCTTCATCAGTTTCTCAAATGTAAATTTGTGATATTTGCTCCAATAGGAAGCATATCCAACTCCTCGAGAGAAAAGTTCATAATCACCTTCACCTGTTTTCATTGCCTTGTAGACGTCACGTATAGGGGGGGGGATCGTCCGGCGCTCTCCATGCTGTTATATAATCCACAAAGCACACGATTCCCATTCCTTCATCAAGTAGTTGTTTTAGCCGGGATTACTCCCGGCTGGTTTTGTAGGGTATCATATGCTAAATTTCTTTTTTTTGAAGTTTTTACATCCCGGACAAAAGAATCCGGTGTCATCACCGGTATAGTCATCTATTCCAAGACGAAAGCGCAACGGACGTTTAAACTCGCATAGTTCCTCGTTGGGTTTGTTTTTCTCTCCTTCTTCTATCGGGCAGAAATGCACGCAGTTATCACAGAACTGGATTTCTTTTATCCGTTTCTCTGCCGCGGTAGGTTTGGGACGTACAAGCCAGTACTTTTCTTCCTTGATAGGACAAGTGTCGCAATAGTCTTTGTTGCCGTAATACAAACAATAAGATTCGCAAAACCATCCGGATATCTCATCAAGAAGTCTCTGTTTGATTTCTTTTTCTTTCACTTTCGTTCAAATCTTTTATATTTAAATTGAAACTTTTCATATACTCACAATCTCTATCACAAGGGCAATTATCATCATAGCAACTATCGTTGTGACTGTTCCAGCAAGGGCATTGCTTATGATATGCCTCTAATTTGGCTTTATCTCGAGCAGCTTTCATTTTAGCCTTAATATGATCCGGCAATGCTTCTTGTGCTACCGGATCGAAAGTGATACATTTCGTTTTATCCATAATGTTCAATTCCATTTTGTTATAGATTTACTTATACCAGCGTCCACCGCAATATTTACATACAAAATAATTCCCCATACTCATCACCTGAACTTTTTCATCCACGCATATACGGCACATGCAAATTTTATGATCGCCATCAGACACAGGTTCTAAAATCTTATCATATTCCCAGAAAGATAACTTGCCTTTAGCCGGTATTGGTTCGGGGAATAAAATAGGGTTAGCCAGCACCCAGTTCCACACGCCATTTTCGGCCCACAGCGAGGGGTGATTCTGAACGCAATCCACTATCTCGACGCTGCCGATGATTGCGCCTTTTGGCAAATCTTCATTATCTCCGTAAAGTTTGTCCTTGTGTTTGGAAACTTTCTTTATTTGCATTCCGTTAAGTGCGCTCCATCCCTCCTTAACTGAGGTCTTTGCTGCATGAATCAGCACTCTCTTACCTAAGTATTTCTTAGGGCAGCTCCAAGTCCTGTTTTCTATATCTTTCAGCCCGGACACGATAAGGCTTGCCCACGGCTGTTTAATTGTTATCGCTTTCATTTAACTTCTTTAATTCGTTAATTTGTTCACTGATAATTCTAATGCGTTCTTTGAGAGCATCTGATTTTCGTGTAGAGAAACCAATTTTGACATGTCGCATCGCATATCCAAAACCTCTTCTATTCAACATTTCAATTTCTCTGCGCTCTTCTTTATGCAATCTCTCTTCCAGGACGCTCTTTTTCTCTATAAGTTTTTCTATTTTATTCATATTCATTCCTCCGTATTAGGTAGTAAGTCTTCGATGTATGCCCAGCGCCTCCAATTTTTGGGACATTCTTCTACTAATGCTAGCATACTAACTTCAAAATCCTCCAAGTCATCTTCCACAAGTACTGGGAAATATGCTTCAGGTATATCTGTTATTGCATTGTGCCACACCGAGTTGATGCGCCATTCTGCACCTTTCTCGAATGAATGGCAAACAGTCCTCTTGTTTCCTCCGGATCATGATCCCAACCTATCATATTAGCATGTTGGGTTGCTGCTTTTTCAATATCATCTCTTCTCATTTTTTCTTTTGTTAAATTAATATCTTTCGTGAACTGAACCTAATCGGATTCCACTTCATGCCGGTTCCGGACTGTTTTTAGACCAATATACTAATTGCTGTTTGTGCATGTTTGTAATACTTTATTTTATGTGACCAAATCTGAGACAGATTAATAAATTCTTAATTCTAATTTGGAAATATCAAATAATATTTGAGGATATTTAATCTTAATAGTCCGATTACTAATATATTAAACATTCTTACTCTGATTGTTGTCATATAAAAATCACTTTCTATATTTACACTGTCCTACAAAACAAAAGGACATTTATATTATGAAAAAAGAAATGAAAATTTGCCGAAAAATCGGCAAAAACGGCAAAGGCCAATTTTCAAGTTTAGCTTATGCTAAAAGGTATCCACATTTAGTACAGAAGGAAATATATCGTTTCCAAAAGTGTAAATGTCGTTGATTCTTAGGACTATCCTAAGATTGTCTTAGGGTAGTCCTATTTAAGTCATTCATCGTCGAAATCCTCCAAATGTAAATTGTATCCTGCTAATATGGCCTTATTCAACTCCTCTCGGATATCACAATTATCTGATCCTGAAGAAATCATTCTGTCGGCTATCTCATATGCCCGCTCCTCCAAAGTCTTTTCACCAACTTTCGAGTACTGAATAGCCATACGGGTATTGTATTGTTCCCCTTCATGGTTGATCACCTGGGCCAAAGCAATTTCGCCGGCATTTATTCGAATGGCTTCTTCTGACCATCTAAGTAGCATGAACTGAGTCAGTTTTAATAACTGTTCTCCACCTTCGTCTGCAATATTCTTCAAGAACTTGCAAACTACTTGATCTTCTTCTTCTTTTGTAAGTTTCATGATTTTTTATTTGATAATTTCATTGAGGACTCTGATAGCCGAGAGTGGATCTTTTTTAGGAAAAATATTCCACTTCTTTATTACCGGATTAACCCTGGCGTAGTGATGTATGCAAATCACGTTTGCTTTGTCTACCCTTCCAGATCCATACACCCAGTGCATAGCAGGATGCATGCAGACGTTTTTCATTATTTTTCTAGCTTGCCTTAGTTTCATATTTTTTATATTGAATTATTCTTCAAAATCTTCAATATCATATTCCCAATCCATTGCATCAGCTTCTCGGATATTGTCAGAAAGCCATTCAGATGCTTTCGCAGAGTCTTCGTCACTTTCACTGGGATTGGGGACGACTCCACCCCAATCGTAGCATTTGCCAAAGAATCATAAACATCATCTGGAACTTCTACATTGTCAAGTTTAACTCTATAAGTTACATTGACAGTCAAATTTTTAATTATCTTCATTTCTTTTTAGCTGTTAGTTATTTTTTGAAATCCAGTTATCCGTATCACAGTGAAAGCAATATCCGGTTTTAGGATGCTCCGCA